TCGCACAGGCATTAAGTGCGACAAGCGCAACCGCAACTTCAGTAACCATTGTCATTCTTGCTGGTACATATAACATATCAGCAACATCTGGCGGCACTGGTTGTTATTGTATTAGTGATGGTGGAAATCCTAGATTATTTGTTTGTTCTGCCGGACAAGTAACCATAGTTTGTACAGATACAACAGGCGCAAGAGATTTTTCACCACTCAATTTTGTAAATTCCAGTTCAGCCATTTATGGCGCCATAATAAAAAGAAACAATTCCGGCCGGACAACTAGTTATACAGTATCACTTTTTAATGATGAAACGGTTTCCTTTAAAGGTTATGCATACAATACAGTATTTCAAGAAACAAACTCTAATAATGCTTGGTCTGTTCAATATGATAATGGTGGAAATTCAACAGGCAAACTCTATAACTGTACATTCTATAATGGAGCAAATGCCACTGGTGATTATTCAGGTGCGGCCGGTTTAGTAATAACTGACAGCGTATTTAACACAACTTATGCAACGAGTTCTGCAACCTTCACTGGAGTTTTAACCAGTCAAACAGTTAATGCCACAACTTATGTAACAACAAGCGTCACAACTAAGGGTGTTTATTCTGGTACATATGCATGGAATGGTTTCACCACACCATTGGCCAATGGATTTTTAAATCCAGCAAACACAGTTTTTAGTGGAACAACTATCAATTTCACTTTGTATGATAGTGCTTCAGCAAATGTATCTTATACAATAACTGGTGTAACAACAGCAGATTTAAACGGCACTTCTTTAACAGGTTACTTTACTTCAGCATCAGGTGCTTTCACACTTAGTGTACCAACAAAAGTCAAAGTTGCTGAAACAAAAACACTATCAATCACAACAGGAACATATTCAGCAAATGTTGTAATCACTCCGGGACTTAGTTTTGAAGCACTAATTGTAGCTGGCGGCGGTAGCGGTGGTAACCACAATACTACTAATGCAAACGGTGGCGGCGGCGCTGGTGGTGTTCTTAGAGGATCCATTTCAACGGCCGGTGGTGTTTTTGCTGTGGCTGTTGGCGCAGGCGGTGCAGCAATTGGTAATGCTATTGCTCTCAATGGACTTAAAGGTACTGATTCTGGTCTAGGTAGTTATATTGCAGAAGGTGGTGGCGGTGGTGGTAGTTCAGGTGTAGGTTTTTCATCGTCAAGTCAGAACGGTGGTTCAGGCGGCGGTAATGCTTACTATCAATCTGGTGGCGGCCTAGCGAACAATAACCTTACAGCAGGAACATTAACTGTACTAGGTAATAACGGCGGATCAACATCAACAACTTGGACTGGCGCAGGCGGTGGTGGTGCAGGCGCAGCTGGTGTTAGTGGTTCAGGATCAAGTCCTGGAGGCAACGGCGGCACTGGTATTACTAATGATTGGACAGGAACTACTCGATATTTGGCAGGTGGCGGTGGCGGTGGCGGTAACAGTAGTGAACGAGCAGGTGATGGATTTTATGGTGGTGGCCGAGGTGAAGGAACAACATCTTATTACAGTTACAATGTCTATACCAATGAAATAAATGCTACTACTAAAGGTAGCGGAATACCAACTGCTGTAGTCAATACAGGTGGCGGTGGTGGCGGCGGTTCTTATTGGGCATCTAACGGTGGATGGTATACTGGTTCAGGTGCAGGCGGTTCTGGTATCGTAATTATACAGTATGCAGGAAGTCAAAAAGCAACAGGTGGTACAGTCACAACAGTTGGATCAAATACGGTTCATACATTTACTACTAGTGGAACATTTGAAGTTCTTTCTGGTGGTTTATCAGCAAGCGCAAACACTTTATATTGGGGTGATACTTTAACACTTAGATATTCTGATGACTTAGCTGATGGAAGTAATGTTGCATACACAATATCAGGTGTAAGTAGTTCACAAATTAATGGTGCATCACTTACTGGCAATTTTACTTTTGCTAACAGTACATCACAATTAATTATACAAACGACACCAACAACTGCTACATCAAACACATTAACTATTACTGCTGGTTCTTATACATTAAACATACCTATAACATTTTTAATATCCTTAACTGGACCAGTTGGTGGTTCATGGGGTGCAAATTTAACATACACAGCTGCGACAAGAGGTTTAAGTAATAACACATTGATTCCTTATACCATCACAGGTAGTAATGTTACTAGTTCACAGTTAAATAGTTTGCCTTTGACTGGAACAATTACGAATATTGTTTCCGCACTACCATTGGGTAGTAATTATTTTGATGGCACAGGCGATTTCTTAACCATTCCCAATGGTACAGCATTCCAATTCGGCACCGGTGATTTTACCATTGAATTTTGGATTAAAACCACAGACGGATCAGTTGATATCATCAATCAATATGCAAGCGGTGGAACAAATTGGGCTTTCATAATTCTTTCAGGCAGCATCTATTGGCAAAACTCCAATGCAGCTTCAAGTTTGTATTATCTTGCGCTCAGTGGATTAAATGCGAATCCAACAAGTGGTTCTTGGACACACGTTGCGCTCACCAGAACATCAGGTGTATTAAAATACTGGACTAATGGAGTAGGTCACTCGGTTACTCAAGCTGATACTACGAATTATGCAGGCAGTGCATCTGTCGTAAGAATAGGTTCAGGTTATTATGGAGAATTTCTAGGCAACATTTCCAACTTGAGAGTTGTTAAAGGCGTTGCAGTTTATACATCAAACTTTACTCCTTCTGTAACACCATTATTTGCAACACAAAGTTCTGGAACAGGTATCGCTGCAATCACAGGTACACAAACAAGTTTATTAACATGTAAGAGTCAAACTACTCTTACTGATTATAGTACAAATGCATTTGTTGTTACAGGTAACGGAAACGTTGCGGCCAATACAGAATATCCAGGAACATTTACTTCAGCTGGTCCAACTACAAATTTAGGAACAGGCACACTAATAGTTACCACAAACACCTCGGCTCCTTTATTGTCTTCAGCCAATGGATTTATTAATGTTGGTTCAAACACAATTGCTTTTACAATTAGAACTTCAACTGCTGTTGTTATGAATAGTTTCTCAACATCGGTGGATTCTTTTACGCCAATTAACACCATCACAACAGATATACATTCACAGAATGTTGAGGCAATATTAAGTTCCAACGAATCAATGGCAATAACGGTATTGAATCCAATCACCAATCAAAATACATTAGTGTTTATTAATACCATTACAACAGATATACATTCACAAAATGTTGAAGGTATTGTAACTGTTAGCACAAATTCATTTAATTCGGTAGTAACTTCTAACACAATAAACCCATCAATATCAACGATTGTTCCTCTACCAACATACGCATACAGTTCAGGTACAGAAATATCAGCCAATGGAAATGCAATATCTGCGCCGGCTACGGTCACTCAAACCTGGTACATCTAAAATTTTCAATAAAAAATGTGAAATAAATAGAATGAAAAGGTTATAAAGAATGTCAACTCAAGTCCCTCCATCAAGATTAGATTCGACCAAAGACTTTTCTTCTTTGGTTCCTTCTGCGTTCGCTCGTGCTAATGCTGCGTTCGCACAAGCAAATAATTCTACTGATACGTGGGTAAGAGGTCAGGCTAATAACGCATACGATACAGCTAATGCTGCATTTCTGCAAGCGAACAATTCTACCGATTCATGGGTAAGAACACAAGCTAATAATTCTTTTAATAAAGCAAACTCAGCCGCAGACTTTGCCAATGCATCTTTTTTAGTTGCTAATTCTGCAGCTGCTTGGGGCAACCACGCTACAGTTGGTTATGCAACAACAATTTATGTTAGTAATGCAATTGCAAATCTTGTAAATTCAGCACCAGTAACACTAGATACATTAAATGAATTGGCAGCTGCATTAGGAGATGATGCCAATTTTAGTACCACAATTGCAACATCAATAGGTGTAACAAATTCATTCGCTAATGGTTCATTTGTTAGAGCTAACTCATCTTATGTTGCTCAAAATACAACTGCATCGTTTGCTAATGGTGCTTTTGATAGAGCTAATTCGGCAGCATCATTTGCTAATGGTGCCTTTGTAACCGCTAATGCATCCTACAGTTCACAAAACACTACAGCATCATTTGCTAACGGTGCATTTACAACAGCAAATTCTGGTGCAACATTCGCAAATGCGGCTTTTGTAACGGCCAATTCTGGTGCAAACTTTGCTAATGGTGCCTTTGTAACCGCTAATGCATTATCATCAATTGCTAGTGGTGCATTTGATAGAGCCAATGCCGCTTATGCTCAGGCAAATACAGGTGGTGGTGCAGACGCATTTGCAAGAACACAAGCAAACAGTTCGTTTAATACCGCTAACGCAGCCTTTGCCACAGCGAACGCAGCCTTTGCAGCAGCAAATACGGGTGGTGGCGGTGGCACTACCGCAGCTTACGTAAAGACCTATTACTGGAAAGGTGCATTGACAGAAAACGTTGGCACACTAAGACACTATATACCTCTTGTAACAGCAAACGTAACATCAATTACTTCCTATTTGGCCTCTCCAGGTTTAACACAAAGCACAGCTGTTGTTAAGAAGAATGGTACTGTTATAAACACAATAAGGTTTGCGGGTGCTGAAACATCAAACACACAAACCGGTTTAACGATTCCAGTTACCTCATCAGACTACTTGACAGTTGATATTACACAAAGTAGTAGTGGTTCAGATTTATACATTAACTTCATATATCAAGGATAAGTTATGAGATTCGAAGAAATACAAAACATCTTTCAAACTCCATGGTTGTCACCATGGCAACATGATTATTATGCAGCAACATTCTTGGAACCAAAAACAAGCCAAGAATTCTTGGACTATGCGTACAGTAAGATTCAAAACCTTTCTGGCATTTGGTACGAAGTGGCTGGTCCAATGGCATATTTTGTTGTTGCCAAAGGCACTGTAATTCCAGAAGATTTTGCTTATGCATTAGCACAGGCTGAAGATGTACCGGAACAACCTGTGATAGAAGAAGGAACAGAATAATGTATATCAAATTAAATTTTACATCAGATAAAAAAATACACCACATATATCGTGTTGTCAACGAAATCATTAATACGCCTGGTATTGCTAACGTTGCATCTCTGCAAAGCACTGCGACTGCCAACAGTTGGTGGGCAACATTGTTGACTGGTTTTGATGCAAACACAAGTGAAATTATTAGAACAGGTACTGGTACAACCGGACTAACATCAAACACAGTTTCTCGTTTCGCTAAAAATGGTGTTGGCTCAACCGATGACCAACATGCATGGACACTTGAGTTCTCTCATTATGATGATAACACAAAAAAATATTATATTCAATTTCAAAATGCTACGGATTCCGCTGGTGTATCAACGGTCAGAACAGCTAACGGTTTATCTAGTGGAACTTTATCAAGCGCAAACAGTTTTGCAATTACTTCAGTTGGTACCGGCACTGTCAGTCCTGGTACAGCGCCGACTTTTAATAATTCATTAGCTTCAGGATCATCTGGTTCAATTGGTTCGAGTACCAGTGGATTTAGTACTGTAAGAACTTTCTTCATGTATTTAAGTGATAATGCTCTTGTTTTTTGTTGCACAAACGGCAACACTTATAATGTTGGATTTGGTAATAGTTATGGCAATTCAACAGGATTTACTGGACCATTTATCTATAGTCAATACAATAGATTTGATTACACAAACACCAATGCAACAAATATAACTCCATTAATGTTTACAAATTGGGGTAGAGGTGCAGGTGTTGGTTTTGGTGGCATAGCAGATTGGGACAGAATAGATAACACACTACACAGTACGGCCACAGGCAATTTTATTCCATTTAGAGTGTTTAATTTAATTAGCGCTTATCCGTCAACAACTGCCAGCTGGCCAATGATACTTCAACCTTATGTTAGTTGGGGTATAGGTACTAGATACAATGAGTATACTGCATTGACGACCGTTTCGGGCGGTTCTACCAGCGTATTAACTACCGTAGCACAAGGTGCAGCTATTTTTAAAACAGTACATACACGTTATCCTAGTTCAGATTTGAAGACTCAAACTTTTGGAATGTTACCAATTTCATGGAGACATTCATATTACAATAATTCTGGCGGTGATGCCAGCACACAAGGTGGTTGGTATCTATTTAATGGAGATTATTATCCAGGAGATGAGTTTTCATTTGGTGGAAAAACATACAAAATTTTGCCGACTTGGTCTGGATACGTAGACCGTGTTGGCATAGCAATTCCAAAGGAATAATAATGTTTATCAAATTAAGTTTTACAGCAGATACTAGAGTTACAATTCCATTAAGAATATTAGCGGACATTATTAACACCAGTTCAATCACCAGTGTGAGTGCATTGCAAAGTAGATTTACTGCTGCTTCTTATGCGGCCACATTAACAGCAAACTTTGATGCAAACAATAGTACGATTATTAGAACTGTTAATCCAGCAAATACAATATCTCATATAAGCGCTCCAAATGCCCTCGCATCAGGCGGCATACGCCTTATATTAGAACAACCAGTATATGATGCACCTTCTAGTAAAATCTATACAAGTATTGCTAGTCCAGGCGGCAGCAGCAACGACGGATATTTCGATATTGGTACTTTAATTACAGGCGGCACCATATCATCAGCAGGACTCGCATTAACAGCAGCCGAAAACTCTGCAGGTACGTTAGGCACAGTATTAACATTAGGTGGAAATAATTATGGAAGTGTAACACCTGGCTTGACTGCTGGTAATGGTTTCACTAACATTAGAACATTTTGGGCTTACATAACAGATAAATGTTTCTTTTGGGCTGTTACTAATACTAATAGTTACAACGTTGGCTGGGGTACATCTTATTCTAACAGTACAATCCAAGGTGGACCATTTTTCCAAACACAATATACTCGTTTTGACTATCATAACCTTGATAGTAACGGAATTTATCCTGTGTTATGGACCAATCAACGAGCTACGGGTACAGGATATGGTACAAACAATGACTTAACTACTGTACAAAATTTATATTATACTACCAATGCCTTCACATTACCACTACGTGTTCATAGTATAGTGTCTGCTTTACCGCAGGTTGCTACTGCTTGGCCAAGAATTTATAATCAAGTGGTTAATATGACTATGAACGGCAGAACTTCTGGTAATTATGGGTTACAAACAGTCCAAACAGCAGGTACATTAGCAAATGCTGCACTTCCGTCATACTCAGGTTCATATAGTAACGTAACAAGCAATAGATATCCAAGTGCTGATTTAACATCTACAGGTTTCGGCTTGATGCCATTCGGATGGGAAGCAACCCCATATGGTAATTACGGTGGTAATGCTAGTGACCAAAATGGAGTATACATATTTAATGGCGAGTATACACCCGGAGATACATTCGTGTACAATACTAAAACTTATATGATTTGGCCAATGTACCAAGGCAATAGCCAACGGGTTGGCTTTGCGGTGCCAATGGAGTAATTAAGTGGCATTAATAAACACAGCAACACTATTGTTGGTAACTACATCAAATACGTTTAGTACAGTCAATCCTATTGCAGGACAGATGAATATTATTCAAAGTGTTGTTGCTTCAAATGTAGTTGGTGATGCAAACATATCTACAATTGCTGGCCAGATGAATATTATTCAAAGTGTTGTTTCTTCAAATGTAGTTTCTGATGCAAATATATTATTGGTAACTAATGATTCGATGCAAAATGCTGCAAGTAAATTATATACAACTATGACAAATACAATCAACGGAAGAATTGATGCAAATATTGTTAAACCTTTTGGAGAAATCGCCCAAAGAGAATATTGGATGTAATTCAACCATACATTAAAATGACATTAACATAAATTACGGAGAAACAATGGCACACTTTGCACAATTAGATGAAAATAAAATCGTAACACAAGTTCTAGTAATAGAACAAGATGTAATTAATACAGGTTTATTTGGAGAACCAAGTTCTTTTGTACAAACAAGTTACAACACACATGGCGGTGTACACATATTAGGCGGAACACCGTTAAGAAAGAATTATGCTGGTAGAGGATATACTTATGATTCAGTCCGTGATGCATTTATACCACCTAAACCATACAATAGTTGGACATTGAATGAAACTACATGTTTATGGGATGCACCAGTTGCAATGCCTACAGATGATAAACGTTATTCGTGGGACGAAGATACACTTTCTTGGGTGGAAGTTACGGTATCAGAAGCATAAATATCCCTATAGGGGGATATAATGGCGAAAACAATCACAACAAGAACGGCATTCAAAGATTATTGCCTGCGTAGACTAGGGTTTCCTGTAATCGAAATCAACGTTGATGACGACCAGGTAGAAGACCGTATTGATGATGCGTTGCAATACTGGCAAGATTATCATTTTGATGGTCTACAAAAAGTCTATTACATTAAAAAGATAGACCAGACAGACATTAACAACAAGTATTTGAACATAGCTCAAGCCACAGATTCCTCAAACAACGTTCTACAAATTGCTGGTATCACCAGAATATTTCCTATTTCAGATTCACATTCTCAAGTCAATATGTTTGATTTGAGATACCAGTTGCGTTTAAATGAACTGTATGACTTTACCTCCGCTTCATACATTAACTATACGTTGACATTACAACACTTGCGTATGTTGGAACAACTGTTCACTGGTGAAGTTCCTATTAGATTCCAAAGACACATGCAAAGACTCTATATTGATTGGGGTTGGGGTAGAAACGAAGCACCAATTGGTACAACAGTGATTGCAGAATGTTATGCGGTGATTGATCCTGATGTGTACACACAGGCGTGGAATGACCGTTGGTTGAAAGAATATGCAACAGCACTTATCAAACGTTCTTGGGGTAACAACCTTAAAAAGTTTGAAGGTATTCAATTGCCAGGTGGTGTCAAATTAAATGGTGACAAAATCTATAGTGAAGCCAAGGAAGAAATTGATGCATTACATGCAGAAATTGGTGACAAGTATGGTGCACCACTAGAAATGTTCATGAACTAATATGGCAACCTCGGTTTATTTCAATAACTATAACTCTCTTGCTGAGCAGAGAGTAGTTGAAGATTTGATTGTTGAGTCAATCAAGATTATGGGTTTTGACGCCTACTATTTACCTATTGAAAATGAAACCGATAGAGACATATTGTATGGTGAAGATCCAATTAAAAGATTCAGTGCAGCCTTTCCAATTGAATTCTACCTATCAAGTTCCATGGAATATGGTGGCGAAAAAGAATTCTTTTCTAAATTTGGCCTTGAAATTAAGAACACTGTTAACATCATATTATCAAAACGTTCTTTTTCTCAACGTGTACCACAAGATATATTCACAAGACCAAGAGAAGGTGATTTGATTTATGTACCGTTCTTAAATGGTACTGGTGAGTTGTTTGAAATTAAATTTACAAACCAAACAAAAGACTTCTTCATGTTAGGACGTAAAATACCATTCTTCTATGAATTGGAACTAGAGAAATTCAAGTACTCACAAGAAGTTATCGACACTGGTGTGGAAGACATTGATGATGTAATGATTCAATCAA